CAGTAAGTAACTTAAATACAGCAACCTCATCTTACGAAACAAAAGGTAGAGGTATTGTATCGGGTTCAGCACAAATAGATGGTTCTTTATTAGGTTCAAATAAAACAATAACAATTGGTTCAACATCGACTACATTAGGTGGAACTTCTACTACATTGGCAGGTTTGACATCAGTAAGTTCAACTGCATTCACAGGAGCATTGACTGGTAACGCATCAACCGCAACTACATTAGCAACTGCAAGAACAATCAACGGAACATCATTTAATGGTTCAGCTGATATTACTATTCCAAGCTTAGTATCGGGTTCTGCACAAATTACTTTATCATCAACAACGGGATATGGTTCAGTATTAAACCAAGCAGTATTAACTTCATCTTCTCCAACTTTCGCAGGTTTGACAATTAATGGAGCAATAACTGCAACGGGTGATATCACCGCATACTATACTTCAGATAAAAGACATAAAAATAATATTCAACTTATACCAAACGCTTTAGAAAAAGTATCTAAATTAAATGGTGTAACTTGGGAATGGAATGATGATGTGCATGAAGTAACAAAATCAACCCCTAAAACAGGTTTGATAGCACAGGAAGTACAGGAAGTTTTACCACAAGTAGTAATTGAAAGACAAGATGGTTTCTTAGCATTGGATTACTCAAAAATGATGGGTCTAATGGTAGAAGCAATCAAAGAACAACAAATTCAAATTGAAGAATTGAAGGCAAAAATAGGTTTATAATTAATGTACGATGTTTACTACACCACCGCTGGTGGGCCTTGGTTTAACAGCGGAGCAGATATATGGGTAACCGAATGGATAAAAGAAGTGGCACCTAACTTAGAAGTTAAGCCACTTCTTCTCTTCCATAGAAAAAAGCCTACAAATTACGAAGAATTTCCGATTGATATTGACCATATTTGGGAAACCAACGAAGATGAAATTATTAAAATCTTTGAAGGTGCAAGAAGGGTACACATATTACATGGTCATTATACACCAACAAAAGCAGTTCATCAAAATTTAAAAAAAATTGATTCAATTGTTTTCCATAATTTAACCAAAGTATCTTTAATGGCACAGCAAGATAAAGATGAATACTTGCATTGGTACGGAAATTGGGAATACGAAAATGAATTAATAAACAAAATTAAAAATAAAGTTTGGGTAGGATTATATCATTTTCCATATAAAACGGAAAATTTACATCATATTCCAAATAATTATACATTTACTAAACACAAAGAACTTTCAAACTCAACAGAATTAGGATATGCAGCAAGAGTTGAAGGTAGAAAGAATGTTGAATATATGGATGGATTAGGTGGATTTATTTCTACCAATTCAGAAACATTCAACAAATATTATAAAAAGAAATATGGATACAAATTTGAGAAATCAAAAGTTTACAAGTTTGATTACAAATATAAAGAAAGGTTCTACGAACTTGATTGGGGAATATCTCATTCTTGCTTTGAATATGAGCCATTCGGATATGGAATTTTTGAAGCAGTGGATTGGGGAAAACTTCCAATACTACATGAAAAATGGCACGTACCACTTGATTATAAATACAAAGCGAGTGATGCGATATCATTTAGAGAGACCTACAAAAAGATATGTGAAGATGATTACGAAACCCGTAAAACGGAATTTGAAAAACTTAAAAATTGGATGATTAAATACTTTTCTAATAAAGATGAATGGAAAGAAAAACTTTTAGATATTTATAACGGAGAATAACACTTTATACAATGGCAAGAACAAATTTATCGTTAGGTAACTTATATAGAGCAGTGAGTGGTTCAGCAAGAGTTGCGCAAGCAGTTTCAATTGGTGGACTAAGTGGTGCAACTGCTAATAGCTCATTTACGGCATTTGCAGTAGATTCTATAACAGCTAATCTACCAACATACACTTATATAGTAGAGAGTACATCTGAAAATGCAACTTTTTCATTTAGTAATCAGGGAACTTTACATGGTACAAAAGTTGGCAGTGTTCCTGCAAACTATACGGTATCATTTGGCAATGCAAACTTTTCAGTAGGTTCTCCAACATTAGGAGCATCGCCATCATTTCCAATCACACCGGCATCAATTGCACAATCTTCTTATTCAGAAGCCAGTTCAGTATTATCAATGACATATGCAGATGGATATAATCTAAATGCAACAAACTATAATACTGCAGCTACAAAAACTTTATACGCAGTAGATGTTTATAATACAATTAACCAACCTGATTTTTGTTTACTATTTGGTACACATATTAAAAAGGGAGATGGTTCTACTATAAATGTAGAAGATTTATCAGTAGGAGATACAATTAAAGCATGGGTGCCGACTGGGTTACCGGATGAAAGTCAGGATTCAGAAAGTGACCAAGTTGATTGGAGATTCTATATGCAAGATGCTACATCTGGTGCATATCAAGATGTAAATGTTGCCGATATTGTATTTAACTTTGCAAGTGGATATTATCAATTAAATGATGGCTTAATAAAAGCAACTGGAACTCACCCTCTTTGGGTTTGGGATTCTGAAATTGAAAAATATCATTTTAAAAATGTAGAAGATATCTTAATAGGTGATTTAGTAGTAACATACGATGAAACAATTGGTATAAGTGAAGTTGAAGTTGATAATATTACAATTATTAACGAAGATGTAGAAATTGTAACAATTAACGTAGAAAACGCCGATGTGTACTTAGCAAATGGTGTAGTATCTCACAATAAAGGAACAACAACTCAACCATATATTCCATCGGCTGGATTAAGAATGTATGTTGACCCAGGAAAAGCATCATCATATCAATCAGCAGATACGGCAGATTTATTAGACCTTTCAGGATGGAATACGGGTATTAGACCAGCAGGTGTTCAAAACGCAGCAAGTATTAGTGGTGGTAATCCAGCATATAATGCAGGAGCAACTAAAAAAGATAAATACTTTACATTAAACGGAACAAATACATTTTGGTATAAAGATACTACTACAAATATCAATGGTGGTATTTCTCAATTCAATACTAATACAGGTACTATTCATATGTGGGTAAGACCTACAACAACATTAGGTGTAGCATCAAGACATATTTTTGATTACGCAGGTTTTTATGGTTTAGCAATTGAATCATCAGATAGTTCTACTTTAAATAGAGTAAAATTCTATGGTAGTACATTGGGAAATAGTGCACAATTAACGACTTCATTATCAGCAAACGTTTGGTATATGATTTCAGCAACTTTCCAACCATCTGGAACTGTAACAATATATGTAGATGGAACATCGGTAGGAACATTTACCGCAGCAGCATTTACGGCACCATCATCTACTAATTTCTTAACAATAGGAAGTAATAGTGCAAGAACAACGTTTTGGAATGGACAAATTGGACCAGTATTATTCTATAACTCATTACAAACTGGTACATTAGTAACACAAACATACAATTATTTCTCACCAACATACAAATAACATTTTTGTTGTTTTGAAATAAAACTTTATATTTATATTAGAATTAATAAATTAAAATAATTACACAAAATGGCAGACAAAATAGTATCACCAGGCGTATTTACTAAAGAAAACGACCTTTCATTCTTACAACAAGGTGTTGCTGACATTGGTGCAGCATTCATTGGACCTTTTAAAGAAGGACCATTAGTACCTACAATCGTAAACTCACAAGCTGAATTCGAACAACTTTTCGGGTCAGTTGATGACACGTATTATACTCCTTTAGCAGTTCAATCTTATTTAAGAGAAGCAGGAACTGCAACTATTTGTAGAGTAGCTGGAAAAACGGGTTATACTGAAACCGCTCCTTTATTATTAATAGCAGCAACCGGTTCATATACAGGTGCATTGGGTATCTTATTCAATACATCAGGTAGTGCAATTGGTTTCACAGGTACAACAGTTTCCGATAGAGATGCTAGTGGTGATTTTTCAATTATGTTAAGTGGTAGTGGAATCGCTCCAACTGGATATAGTGCATCTTTAGAATTATTAGATGATAATGATATCGAATCAGTATTTGGTACATCTGTATATGGTACAAAAAGAGCTTACTCATACGCTTTTTTCAAAGAAAACGGATTTGTAGCTAATATAGATTCTTATACGTTATCTGGAGCAGATGGAATTACTTCGGGTTCATTCACAGGTTCATTAGCTACACTTACTCCTTTAAGTGCAAGTGCAGTTGTATTAGGTAATCAGAAATTTAGTGGTTCTTATGAAACTGGTGAAGCATGTGAGGCATTGACTCCAATGATTCAATCTCAATTAATTTCAGGTGATAGATATTCTTTATTCCAATTTGAAACAATCACAGCAGGAAACGCAGCAAATACTAAGGTAAAAGTTGGTATTTCGAACATAAAAGCAGCTGGTACAACAAACGGAACTGATTATGGTACATTTACTGTTGTAGTTAGAGATTTCAATGATATTGATAAGAAAAAGAATATATTAGAAACTTATTCAAATGTAAACTTAGACCCAACTTCTCCAAACTATATTAGTAGAGTAATTGGTGATAGAAAAAGAGAAATCGATTCAATCACTGGTAAAATAACTGAAAGTGGTGATTGGGTTAATAATTCAAAATATATTAGAATTGCTAACGTAAACTCAGCAGCTCCAGTTCAGGCAGTTCCTTTTGGACACGCTGCATACAAATTAATTGTAAACGCAGGAAACTACGCAAACTTTATTCCGAGAGTAACATTCTCAACGGGTTCAGTAGTAGATTCTTCTAAATATAGTGGTATTGATTTAGACAATAACGCAGATAACAAAATTTATATGAAACCAATTCCTGTAAGTGCAGGAAATGGAGCAAACGCAGTATTCTCATTAGATACTATATGTGGATTAACATTAACTTTATCAACATCTGCAGAAATTGCAAAAAGACAATTTATTGTAGGATTCCAAGAAGGTTTTGATGGATACGCTCCAAATACAAACGCAGCAGATATTGAACCATCTACAACAGCAGGTAAATTAGCATACGGAAAACATATCGCAGCATTATCAAACGCTGATGAATATGATATCAATATGGTAGTTGCACCGCATGTTAATAGAGTAGACCACTCAGTAGTATTTACTTCAATATTGGATATGGTAGAACAAAGAGCAGATGCATTCTTTATTGGAGATGCAGGTAATGCAGATACAAAGATACCAGCAACTATAACACAAGCACAAGCAGTAGATTCAAATTACGCAGCAGTTTACTATCCTTGGATTAAAACAATTGATTTAAACACAAATAAATTAATCACTGTTCCACCTTCAGTATTATTACCTGGCGTATTTGCAGCAAACGATAGAGTAGCAGCAGAATGGTTCGCACCAGCAGGATTGAATAGAGGTGGATTGATTGGAGCAGTTAGTGTATTAGATAGATTAACACAATCTGAAAAAGATGATTTATATGAAAACAAAGTAAACCCAATTGTACAATTCCCTGGACAAGGTATCGTTGTATTCGGACAAAAAACTTTACAAGATAAACCATCAGCATTAGATAGAATCAACGTAAGAAGATTATTATTGACTGTTAGAAAGTATATCGCATCTACTTCTCGTTATTTAGTATTCGAACAAAACACAGCAGAGACTAGAAATAGATTCTTAAACATAGTTAATCCGTATTTAGAATCAATCCAACAAAGACAAGGTCTTTACGCTTTCAAAGTGGTAATGGATGAAACTAATAACACACCAGATGTAATTGATAGAAACATTATGAAAGGCGCTATCTACTTACAACCAACTAAGACAGCTGAATTCATTCAAATTGATTTCAACATTTTACCAACTGGTGCAAGTTTTAACGGATAATTTAGAAATTAGATATTTATAATAGAAACAATTAAATAAAAGTAAAATGCCAGAAATATTAGAATTTGACAAAATGTTCTATAAGAATTTTGAACCTAAGATGGGTAATCGATTCATTATGGAAATAAACGGAATCGAATCTTATCTTATTAAGACCGCAGCGAGACCAACATTCACATCGGAAGTTGTTGAATTAGACCATATAAACGTAAAAAGAAAGTTGAAAGGAAAATCAACTTGGGATGATATCACTATCACTCTTTATGACCCAATTGTACCATCAGGTGCACAAATGGTAATGGAGTGGATTAGAACATCGCATGAATCATTGACAGGTAGAGATGGATACGCAGCTTTCTATAAGAAAGATATTACGTTCTATCTATTAGGACCAGTAGGTGATAAAGTTGAACAATGGACTTTGAAAGGAGCATTCATTACTTCAGCAAACTTTGGTGAGTTGGATTGGGCTTCAAACGACCCGTTATCAATTGAATTAACATTGAGTTACGATTACGCTATTTTAGAGTATTAATATTTAACTGGAAAATATATAGAAAAGGGGATGCAGAAATGTTATCCCCTTTTTATTTTTTTAAAAAGTTAATATATATTAGTAAACAATATTAAGTTATATTATGGAAGAGCAAATCGAACAACAAGTTACAAGAGGGTTAGCACCACAAACTGCACCGCAGTATTCAGCACCTAAATCTTATCCTTTCCCAACGGAAATTATTAGTTTACCATCAAAAGGATTGGTATATGCGGAAAGTAACCCATTATCAAAAGGTGAGGTTACCGTTAAATTAATGACAGCTAAAGAAGAAGATATTTTAACTTCAACTGCACTAATCAAAAAAGGTATTCAATTAGATAAATTATTAGAATCAATTGTAATTGAACCAGGTGTTAATATTAATGATTTAGTTATCGGAGATAAAAACGCAATTTTAGTTACATCTAGAATTTTAGCATTTGGACCTGAATATCAGGCAAAAATAAATGACCCATTTGATAAAGAAGAAGTAGAAGTTACTATTGATTTATCTCAAATCAAAATCAAAGAAATTGATGAAACTAAATTAAATAGAAATAATGAGTTTGATTTTTTCTTACCCATTTCTAAAACCAATATTAAATTCAAATTATTAACTCATGGTGATGAGCTAATTATTAATAAAGATATTGAAGCAAGCCAAAAGACTTTAAAACAATCCAACGAAATAACAACTAGATACAGAAGAATAATTACTGAAGTAGAAGGTGTAAGGGATGCCGGTACAATTAGTAACTTTGTTACAAATCGTTTATTAGCCGGTGATTCTAAATCATTAAGAAAAGCTATTGCAGCAGTAAGTCCAGATTTGGATTTAAAATTTGATTATACATCCCCTGTAACTGGTGAGACGGAGGCACTTCGTATTCCTTTTGGGATTGGGTTTTTTTATCCTGCCGAATAATTATAGTTCCTATCTTCATAAAAAGATTTTTCAAATGGCTTACTATGCAAATGGTGGGTTCAATTGGAATGACTTATACTATATGCCGATTAAATTAAGAGAATTCTATTATAGAGAATTACTTAGTGCAAAAGAATCGGAAAAGGAAGAGATGGATAGAGCAAACAGCAAAGCAAAATCAAATTCTTCTAAAGTAAGAAGAAGGTAATTAATTATTTGTTTATATTTATACATAAACATAAAGAATACAATATGTCCAAGCAAACATTAATAGAAGTTAAATTACTTGATAAGATATTAAATTTTTTTGGTGGCGGAAGTAGTAATTCTACAAAAGAAAAATTCTTAGATACCATTAGAAAAACTGACCCACAATTAGCAAGAGCATTTGATGGTTGGGAAGATGATTTTTTAAAATTAATGACCAACACTAGAAAAATATATGTTAAACATGGTATGGATACAACGCAGTTAGATAAACTGGTTAGACAATTCAAAGGATAATAATACCATTATAGCCCATGCCTTTCGAAAAAGATTATAATAACCAAGCTAAAGTAGTTAAATATCTTTTAACTGCTCAAAAAGAACTTGCCAAGCTTCAAAAAGAAATGACTGATGGCGATAAAGTTCAAGCTAGTCTTATAAGAGAAAAGCAATCCGAAGTAACTAAGTTAAATAAAATATGGAAGGATAATGCTAAAATCATTAAAGATTCCGTTTCCAATTTTGAAGATATTGATGATACTATGGTTAGTATTGGAAATAGTCTTAAAAATAATAATAACTTAGTACAACTTCAAGCTAAAAATTTTACTAAAGTAGAATTAATTGCCGCTAGTATTGCAGCCGAATTATCAGATGGTGCTGTTGCAAATAAAAAAACGGAACAACAAGTTATTGGTGTACAAAATGCATATAAAAATATGCATATATCAATTGCCGAAGCTAACAAAGAATATGCATTAGGTAGAATATCCAATCAAGAACGTATAGAGTTAATTAAAAGGCAATCGGAAGCATTTCAAGATGTTGCATATTCAATTGATATGTCTAAAGTTTCATCCGAAGTATTGAGGAAGCAAATCGAACTTATGACCGCTGAAAGTGAAAGTTTTTCAAACGGAATGAAAGAAGCTCAAGTTAAATCTGAAAAATTAGATAGTGTATTTGGAAGTTTCTCAGGCATCCCAGCATTAGGAGAGGTAAATACATTACTCAAAACAAATATAAAAGATACAGTTGCATTTAAAGCAGCTGTTTTTGCATTAGGAGCAGCATTGGGTAAAGCCGCTATGGATTACTTTGGTGCACCAATTAAAGCTGCAATGCAAGCTGATAAAGAAATTCAACAAGGTCGTATAGATGGTATAGCTGAGAGAGCTAAAATAGAATTGGATAAATCGTTTATAAAACGAGGTGTAGATGAAAAAGGCCAAAAGCAATATGATAAAATACAAGAAGAATCTGATAATAATAGAATTGATACTGCACACAATGTAGCACAAGCTATGAATGAAGCAGCATTTGCCGGCCAAAAAGCTGCAAACGCTTTCTCTGCATCTATGCAAAGTGGGGCAGCACAATTTCAAAGAGCAGCTAAAACGGCATTATTTGGTAAAAGTATTGGTAGTATTGGATATGGTGCTGCACAAATGCAATTAGCAGGTATTGGTGCAGATAAAATAGCATCCGCAATGGAAGCAGCTGGAGCAGCAACTGGTAAAATGCCAACTGCAAAAGCAGCTGCCGATATGGCAGTTATGGCTGAAAGAACAGGACAATCCGTAGATGATATAGCTGGTATCAATGAAGCATTCCAACGTATGGATGGTATGAGTGCAGAAGTTGCTATGAATATGCAGGAGGGAATGCGTAATATGGCAGACCAGGCGGGCATTGGATTAGGGAACTTAATGAAAGAGGTAGCCGAATCTTCGAAGGAAGCATTGGGATATCAAATTAAGAGCGGACCTGCACTAGCTAAAGCAGTTGCATACACACAATCAATGGGATTGAACTTTAGTGATGTAGCTAAAGCAGGTAAAAATATGGTGATGAACTATAAAGATAGTATCAAAGCCGAAATGCAATTAAGTTCCATGTTAGGAGAACAAGTTGATTTAGCAGAAGTAAGAGCTAAGTTTGCAGCAGGTGACCAAGCCGGCGCATTGGAATCATTAAAAGCACAAGGATTAGACCCTGCTGATATGGATATGTTCCAACAAGATGCATTACAAAATGCATTGGGTGGACTAGATTTAAATTCATTATCTAAGGCAGCAAATAATACAGGAAAAGATGCATCATTATCAGCTGGAAACGCAAAAGCAGGTAATCAAGGTTTCTTATCAACAACACAAGCAGCTGAAGCAACACTAAATGCACAAGAAGCGAGTATATCGGCAAATCAAGCGGTAATAGATGCAAAATTGGCCGGAACAATAGCAGATTCATTTATCAATTCGCCTGAACATCTGGATTATTTAAAATCACAAGCCGACCAAGCTATACAATCTCAAAAACTTGCGGAGGAAATGGATAAAGCTGTTAAAGGTTCAAAGGAATATAGAGAACAATTAGCCGCTACTGCAAAATTAAACTTTGTAGAAAATTTAAAAGATACTTTATTGGGTGGAATCGGAGCAGTGCTTGGTGGGGTAGCTGCAACGGGATTAAGTAAACTTATTCCAGGTGGAGGAAAAGCCGGTGGATTAATGAGTATGGTTGGTGGTGGAGGAGGAGCCGCAGCAGCTGCTTCACCTGTGGCATCGGCAGTTGGTGGAGTCCAATCAGCAGCAGCTGGAGTAGGAGGAGCTGGTGGTGGTGGAATGGGCGGTGCATTATCTGGAATAGCTAGTGGTCTTGCAGCATTTGCAAACCCGGCAACGTTAGTAGGTTTAGCCGCAATTACTGCTGCATTGGTATTATTACAACCTGTTATAGAAACAATGGTACCTGTAATGGTAGAAATGGCTAGAGTGGTTGGTGAAGTGATAGTAAAAGCATTAGAAGTTGCTGGTCCAATAATCACTGCTATTTTAGAAGGAATAGGATATGTAATAGAATCAATAGGAAAAGCAATTGCAATGGTAATAACTGCCATCGGAGATTCTCTTGTAAAAATAGGTGGTATCGATGGTGGAAATTTATTAGCGGTAGCAGCAGCATTGATACCGCTTTCAGCTGGTTTAGTAGCGTTAGGTGCAGGAGAATTGATAGCAGGTGTTCTTGGGTTTGTTGGTTCTCTTTTTGGAGGCGGCGGCCCGACAATATGGGAAAAATTAAAGGAACTTGGTGATTCAGGACCAGCGTTAATGCAAGCAGCAACCGCAGTTAGTGTATTAGCACCTGCATTCGCAATGCTTTCGCAAGTAGATGATGGTGAGAATTTGGGAGCACTTATGGATAATCTTAAATCGGCATTGGAAAAACTTGATGATAAAGCTCAAGCAACATTAAAAGGATTAGCTGGAGCAATGCATGATTTTGGATATGGTGCATATGCATTAGGTGTAGTAAGAAGTAATCCAAATTTGGAATTGTTAGCAGGACAAATAAAATTATTATTAGCAGATGATGTAACATCTGCGATAACTAAAGGTACACCAATAATAACTGGACTTCAAAACACATTAACTTCATTCAGTACTTCTACAAGAGGATTAGCAGATTCGTTAGGGGCAGCAAATCCACAACTTATGCAATTATTAGGTACAATGCAAATATTCAGTGCAATTTCATCCGGTATAGATGTAACATCGGCAGCATTGATAAATATGGCTTCTGCATTGAATGAAGTTGCTAAAATAAACACAACAAATTTATCAAAAGTTCCTTGGGATAAAATGTCAGGTTTCAGTAAATCAAACGGAAACTTTGTATTAGCACAAAGTGCAAACAATAACTTTACAATAGCACAAGATAGTGCAAAGAATATTGAAAAATTAGCAGCCGATACCAAAGCAAATGTTCAGATATCTAAAAACTTACAAGCTCTATTAGGAGTATTAGCAGAAAATAACAACGCAGCATTCGCACTTAGTATAGATGGTAGAGCAGTTACGAGTATGATTCAAAAAAGACAAGAGAATAGAAAAGGTGGGTTACCACCAATAGTATAAATTGAGTTTATAAAAATATCATAAATTTACTTAAAGGATATTTATAGTAAATACAAAACTATAAATGGCGACAATCAAAGACCTATTTAAACAGCAAAATAAAGACCTATACGGGCTGAAAGGTAAACTTTTTATAGAAAGTAGAGGATTAATTAATGCTCCAAGAGCAGCAGCTTTACTTACATCATCTCCAAACGCATTAGCTGATGCAATCGGTAATCAAATCGGTGGAGCATTAGGTGGTAATCCAAATAGAGTTTCAGATACAATTTTTAAAAATAATAATATATTTTCTAAACCAATTTCATTAGGTAAAACTAGAAGAGGTTTACAAGATGCAGTTGAAAAAGGTAATCCATATTTTGTAAAAGGTAACCCAGCTCCTCCATCATTAATTGCTATGGCTAGACAGGGTGGTAGCTCACCGGCCGGCATTGCTGCAAATTTAGCAATACAAACATTAAATAAATTCGGAAGTAAGGCAGGATTAAAAGAATTATTTAAGAAAAAAATAGCAGAACAAAATGCATATGGTTCTAAATATGCAAAAGATGATAATAACAAATTAATAAAAAAAGATATTACATTTTCAAAGTTTGCACCGACATATTTAAAAGAAAAAAACTATTATACAAAAGCAGATGAGTATTCACAAGCTTCTATTACCGGCGAAGAAAGAAAAAATTCAGCAATATT